ATAAATATGAAAAATGATTCAATATACTAATAACATAATTACCAGAACTAACATAATCACTATAGTATTTTTGTAATGATTTATTTTTTATATAATAACTATACATCAAATAATATTCATTATTAACATTATGTTTAAAATTTGTATCATGTGTATTATTAATACTACTACTACTATTACTATTATTACTACCATAGTCTTCAAAAAGGGTACTGCATTTTTTCAAATGTAAATCAGATTTTTCTATTATATCAAATGAAACAATACACGCTTTCATAATTGAACCAAAATGATTTTTAAAATTTTTTATATATTTTTTTATATGAAGTCCAATATTTTTTTCATTAATACTATAAAAATTGATTTCTTGAACTTTGGTGACTGTTTTTTTAGTATTTTTTTTCCCTTTACAATCAATGCCTGGATAATAAACACACCCATAATTTCCTTCACCTAAAAACCCAGCATTATTGTTTGGGTCATCAATTAATGAATCCATAGTATAGTATTATATTATAATAAGAAATTACTATAATATAATAAAAAATACATATAAAATCTAGAGTTATTACATATATTTATGATATCTGCAAGCCTACCAAAAACACATTTATATATGTTATATAATGAAATTAATTATGATTCATTATGCAAAGAGTACTATAATATATTAACATTAAATAAACAACCAGAAGGCACGTTAAAAGAATATACAAAATTTATAAATATAAATATTCCATCAACAAACCAAACATACAACAAACAATGCTCAATTGCTATAGTAAATAGTCTTTTAAATAATCATAATCATAATCATAATCATAATCATAATCATAATCATAATAATCATAATAAACATAGTAATTTATTAGTATTAGAAGATTTAAATGACTTTACAGAATTTTTAATAAACAATAATTACACAATAGACAACTCTATAACAAAAATATTTAAAAATACTAATTTCAATTCAAAAAAATTAATATATTCATTCCAAATTACATTATAATTAAAATTGATAAATAATAAATACTTATATTTATTAATATTTATTAAAATAATATAATTCATATAATATTATGGAACTTGATTCAATTAATGATCCCGAAACTATTATTCAAAAATTAAAATCTAAAACCAATACTATGAAAGATTATATTGAATCTTTAGATTCATTACACTACAAAGCATTAACTATTTCTATTAGAGAACTAGAATCCTCATTTTCATTAGAAAAATCAATTGGATACATCGAATTTATCAATCAATACCATAAACCATAAAAATAACTAAACTAATAAATCCAAGTATCAATGCTATAATTTTCTCAAAATTATATTTTTCTTTATAGATAAAATATCCCATTAAAAATAAAACAATAAAATACACTAAATGCCATATTATATTCAATACTATTAAACTTCCGTATGGCAACAACTTATATATACTATAACCCAACAATGTATACATAAGTAATCCAATTCCCAAATAAAAATTATTTATGTTTGCAAATTTATTTAATTCAACATTATTATTTGCTCTATTTTTTTCAATTTGTTTAAATAAATATTGAGAGAATATAGAAAAAAAAGTAATTAAAAATAAATACAAATAAAAATACATATCAACCTTTAAATAATTGTTTTTCATATAGATTATTACATTATAAATATATAATTTAATAATTTAATACTTTAAAAATTTAATTTTTAGAAGACATAGCAATCATGTTTTTAAATGTTTTAAAACTAATATTACTGGAATCCTTTAGAATAGTTTTATCATCATCATTATTATCATCATCATTATTATTATCATCATCATTATCATTATTATTATCATTATTATCATCATTATTATCATTATTATCATTATTATCATTATTATCATCATTATTTTTTTCTAAAACAAATATATCATTTTCTAACAAATCTTGAGTGTGTGTTTTATAGTTATTATTTTTACAATAACTATTAAAATCGTCAAAAGTTCCTCTATATTTATATTTATTTGAAACATATTCAATAGACTGCTTGGTTTTATTTTTTTTATTAATTCTATTATAGAAGATATTATTTTCTTTTAACTCGTCAAAACTAGAAGGTTCATTCGTGAGGTTACTATAGTAATCTTTAATAAGTTCAAAATTATCGAAATTATCTATATATATATTTTTACAATCATACTTTACAACATAAATTCTAGATACAACATCTAAATACATAAAATCAATAGTATTAGATTTTTTGCAATAATAGTCAAAAGAGGAATTTGAATTGTTGTAATTCATTAATACCTCTCCTTTTGGTGTTTTTTGTTTAATATATTTGTATTCTAATGAATTCAAATAATCATCAACTAATTTCGTATTATTTAATTCATTAAACTCATCCAAATATTCAAAAAAATAAGTGTCGTATTCATACCATTCTCTATTAGTATTATATTTTTCAACAAATTGATTAATCATTTTTTCATATACGCATATTGAAACAATTAATATAGAAAATAATAAAGAAGTAGAAGTCACAAAAAAAAGTATTAATACATCAACACAATAATTTAAATAATTATTATAATTATTATATATGAATTTTTCATCGTTCAGTGAACACAAAAATGGAGGCGAAGTCTTACTAAAATTACTCAATACATATTCATAAGAATTAGATTTGTCAGTTAAATTTTTAAAACCAAGATAGTTATTACAATAACTTACATTAACACTAGTATTATTACAATAATCATCAAACTCATCAATCATAAAACTAATTGAATAATAGATAATCATAGTCATCATCATTAATGATTATTAATATTATTATTAATACTTATTTAAATAATAATAATAATACTAATTACAGGAATTATAAATTTATTACTTTATAATAAATGTGCTTTTCATTATCAATAATAAGTGATTATAAAAATAATAATGCTATTACATATAATAATGAATTACTAGAAAACATAGCTTCAAATATTCCAGATTCAATAATATATACCGATTACGAAGTAAGCGGAATTAATAATTATATTAAAACAAATACTAGTAGCACAATAATAGAAATAGATACAGAAAGTAATATAGCTATGACCAACATAATAAATATTATAGAATTAATAATGCCAATCAAAGAATTACAAATTGAATATATTTATGATGACAACAATATTCTATATTGCTCCAAAAAATATTTGAATAATTTAAATAAAAATTTACACAATAAAGGTACAATAATAAGAAAATTAGAAGACAACAGAAAAGATAATAATTACAGTAAACTCTATAAAACCCTTCGACTATATAAATTATTAAAATAATTTATCATTTATTAATTATTTTGTTATTAATTTTAATTTACGTTCATGCTTATGAGTATATTTTCTACCATGTTTTGGAAAATGCTTATGTTTTTTACTATTTTTATTTGTTTCGTGAATTTTATGAGTATAATCTTCTGATAATGTCTCGCGAGGATAATCAAATAATTTCGAAGTAATTCCCCTACTAGTAATTCCAATATTAGCTCGATATTTTCCTTTTGAACTTTTTCTAGTTTCCCCATCTTTAAACTTCATACTTTTGCTTGGTCCAGAGTGATCACCATTGCTAGTATTATTTTTTTTAAATTCATGTAAATCCTTTTTAAGCAAATCAAATATGGAGTTCTTACTAGTAGGCATATTATTCATAAATTTTTGCAATGAGTCTTCAAAATGATATTTTTCACCATTACTATTAAAAGTAGCATTTACTTGTTTAGTTTTATCCCGATTAGAATCATAATTAATATTAAATTCTTCAAAATTTTTTAACCCATTGATATTTTCTAAATATGTTTTATTAGTCATAAATTTTAAAGACATTACTTAATATAATGAAATAAAATATTTTATTATATTAATAATTTTACATAACAATTTTATTTACAATTAAAAAGTATTAAATATATATATAATGAAACATACATTAAAAAATAAAAAATCAAAATTTATTAGAAAAAAATTGAGTATGAACAATAAATATAAAACACAAACATATAATTATAACAATTATAAAGATAATTATAACAATTATAAAGATAATCATATTAAACATATTAATATGGTAGGTGGAAGCAATATAATAAATTTCATAAAAGTTCTAGATCAACTTTCAAAAATTGTGAAAAATAAAGGAAATAAAGAAGATATTTTTAAAGCAGCAGCATATAATAAAGCAATAAATGAATTAAAAAGATATGCAGCACAACCAAATAGCACAGAAATAACTTCATCACAAGAACTTAAAAATTTAAAATTACCTAAAATAGGCGAAAAAATTTTAAAAAAATTTGATGAATTTTTAATTAGCGGAACACTTGAAGAAGTCGAGAGAGAAAAAAATAATCCAGTAAACACATTTGCCAATATATATGGAATTGGTCCAGTAAAAGCAAAAGAATTAGTGGAGTCGAAAAATATTTTAACATTGGAAGAACTTAAAATAAGACAAGATGAATTAGGAGAAAATAAATTACCATTATTAAATGCAAAGCAACAAATAGGTCTTAAATACTATAATGATTTGTTAAAAAGAATTCCTCGAGAAGAAATAGAAGAATTCAAAATATTACTTGAATCTAATTTTAAAGAAACTATAACAGAAAATAACGAATCACAAAAAAATCACAAATTTGAAATAGTTGGAAGTTATAGACGCGCTAAACAAGAGTCGGGAGACATCGATTTAATATTTACTTCCTATAATAATAACAAATTAGTATTTGAAAATTTCATTAAAAAATTACAAACAAAAAAAATTTTGCTAGAGATTTTATCTAAAGGCGCGGCAAAAAGTTTAACAATAGGCAAATTAGATAAAACAACAGCAACTCCTCGCCGTATAGATTTCCTATACACACCACCAGAAGATTATCCTTTTGCAATACTATATTTCACAGGATCAAAAGAATTTAATACAGCAATGAGACAACATGCATTAAATGTAGATTTAACATTAAGCGAACATGGGTTCTATAAACTATTGAAAAAATCAATTCAAACAAAAGAGACAAAAATAAAACAAGAAAAACTTGTTTCTCTATTATTTAGAACAGAAAAAGATATTTTTGATTTCTTACATATGGAATATAAACAACCACAAGACCGTATTGACGAACAGTCTGTTATATTAACTTTACCCATAGAAGAAATTAAAAATAAAATAGAAGGGCTACCAGAACCAGAACCAGAACCAGAACCAGAGCCAGAACCAGAGCCAGAGCCAGAGCCAGAGCCAGAACCAGAACCAGAACCAAACAAAAAACCAAAGCAAAAAGAAACATTGAAAATAAAAATAAAAGTGCCAATAGCAATAGCAAAAACATTAAAAAAATATACAAAAAAAATTAAGAGCGAAATTTTAGAAAATCTAAATAAATTTAAAACACAAGGCATATCATTCTTAGAAATATTATCATTAGAAGAACTAACATCAATGTTACAAGAAGCAATAGACAATTACTACATTTCAGATTTAAAAGAAAATAGTTTATTAACAGATAATGAATACGATATATTACGCGAACATATTTTAAAAAAAGACCCAACAAATGTTTTAGCCAACGAACAACAAACACAATTAAAAGATAATAGTTCAAAAGTAAAACTCCCATATGAAATGTGGTCAATGGATAAAATAAAACCAGATACAAATGCACTAATTAAATTCAAAGAAAAGTTCAAAGGTCCATATGTAATTTCAGCAAAAGTAGATGGCGTAAGTGCTCTATACAGCACAGAATCAGGAACTCCAAATTTATACAAAAAAGGCGACGGAAAATACGGATTCTTAATTAATCACATAATCCCATATTTAAAATTACCAACAGAAAAAAACATTACATTAAGAGGCGAATTAATAATAAAAGAAGAAACATTTGAAGTAAAATATAAAGACAAATTCGCAAATTCACGTAATTTCATATCTGGAATTGTTAATCGTAAAAAACTAACACAAGTAGAAAAAGAAATATTGAAAGACATAGATTTTGTAGCATACGAAGTAATAATGCCCCAAAACTTAAAACCATCAGAACAATATAACAAATTAGTAGAGTTGAATACAGTAACAGTTAAAAATATTCAATCTATCACATATTCAGAACTAACAAACGAATATTTGTCTAATAAATTACTTGATTTCAGAGCCAATTATGAATATACAATTGATGGAATAATTTGTATTGATGATAATATACATCCACGTGAAAGCAAAAATCCAGAACACGCATTTGCATTTAAAATGGTATTAACCGAGCATGTATTAGAAGCAAAAGTATTAGATGTTTTATGGACAGCATCAAAAGACGGACTATTAAAACCACGCGTTCAATTCGAACCAGTCCAAATAGGAGGTGTAACTATTACATATGCTACAGGTATTAACGCAAGATATATTGTAGACAACAATATTGGATTAGGTGCTTTAGTTCGTCTAACAAGAAGTGGAAATGTAATACCAAAAATTACAGAAGTAATAGTCCCAGCACAAAAACCAATAATGCCAAACGTGGATGAATATGAATATGTATGGAATGAAACAAATGTAGACCTTGTATTAGTAAATGTAAAAGCAGATCCGCGAGTAGCAATAAAATCAATAACTAAATTCTTTAAAGAGTTAGAAGTAGATGGATTAGGTGAAGCAAATACTGAAAAAATAATTGCTAGCGGAGCAAATACTATTCCAAAAATAATAAACGCAACAATTGAAGATTTAATGAAAGTAGAAGGTTTCAAAGAAAAAATGGCAACAAAAATTAATAAATCAATAGCAAAACAATTAGCAAAAGCAAGTATTGCTAAAATAGCAGGAGCATCTAATATATTTGGACGTGGATTTGGTGAAAAATCTGTAAGCCAAATTCTAAAAGCCGAACCAACCATTTTAACATCTCAAGAATCTGTAAAAGAAAAAATAGATAAAGTAAAAGCAATAGAAGGATTTGCTGAAAAAACAGCAACACAATTTGTAAATGCAATACCAGAATTCAATGAATTTCTAATGTCCATAAAACCTGAAATGCTTCAACCTGACAAAGAAACCAAAGAAGAAACCAAAACAGAAGCCAAAACAGAAGCCAAAACAGAAGCCAAAACAGAAGAACCAAAAGAAGAACCAAAAGAAGAACATGTTTTAAATAACAAAATAATTGTGTTTTCGGATTTTGAGAAATCATCAAAATATACAAAAAAAGAATTAGAAAATTTACTTTTAAAATACGGAGTGCAAATAGAAACAAATATTACTAAAAATACAAATATTTTAGTAACAGGAAATAATACAAGCAAATCAACAAAGACCGAAAAAGCTAAAAAAATTGGAACAATAGAAATAATAACCTTAGACGATTTCTTAGAGAAATATGTAAATACTAGTGAAAAGAGTACTAGTGAAAAGAGTACTAGTGAAAAGAGTACTAGTGAAAAGACTAATATATATATTCTCAAATTAGAAAAAGAGAAATACTATATTGGAACAACAAACAATAAATATTTTACATTACAATCTTATTTAAATAATAATAATGCTGCTTGGACACGAAAATATAAACCATTACAAGTAATAAGATTTATAGAAGATTGTTATGACTATGAAGAAAACATAGTTACATTAAACTTAATGAAACTATATGGAATTCCTAATGTTCGTGGAGGATTATATAACAAAGTAATTTTAGATAAATCAACATTAGATACTATAACACAAAAATTGGAACAATAGAAATATTCAATTGACTAAATCAAAATTAATTATTAATATAACTACATGACGCTTCACTAACAGAACTTTTTTCTCCAAAACCTTTTTCTCCTTTTTCTTTAGTCTTCATAAACTCTGCTTGAGTAAATTTACGACTTTGCGTAGCATAACTATAATCCTCATAAACTATACTAGTAACAGTCATACCATATGTATAACTAATTGATATAAGTTGATTATTACAATATTTAATAAGTTGATTATACTCATTTATAAAAACAACTATTTGATGTAAAAATTGAACTATTAATTTGTCATTTGAACCAGTTTTAGTTTTAAAATATTCAAATAATTCATTAAATCGTTCAATACCAACAACGCTCAACAGTTCATACACATTCAACAATTCCACATTTTTCTTTCTAATATTATCATTTCTAAAAATAGTATTTCCCAGATCTTCCTTAGTTTTTTGATTTAATATATATTGAACGGTTAAATTATCATGATTTAATAAATCGCGAACTCTACGCCTACATTGTTCCAAATCAACATTAGTAATATGATTTACAAAGCGATGAAGATTATTTAAAATAGTATTAAAAGTCAAAATATGAGGATAAGAAGTATCAAAATATGATTTTATATTATTAACAAAGTCTCTAACAACTACATCAGAGTTTAATTGATTTTCAAATTCATTTAATCTAATGGGCATAGCATAGATTATATCCATTTTTTTATTAATACCAATCAAAAGACTTTGAATAAATTTTAAATTATGATGTGCTAATAAACCACCGCATAACACATCGCCTGGATTTCTAGGAGCAAGACCACCTGAACTATTATTTTGCATATATTGATAAAAATGAGGATTGTGAATAACAGCATTAATAATAACTTTTCCACTAGTCCAACTAAAAGCAACTTTACATTCAGTACACCACATTTGGTCGCATCCTGAAATCTTGAAAATACGAACACCACACTGAGGACAACCTTTTGTTTCTTTCTTAATCAATTCAGCACTCTTAATGTTTTCATCTTTACATATATGTGCATCTGGTCCGTGTCGATTGCTAATAATTTCAAAACAATCGGGACATACATATAATTTACATAACTCACATTTATATTGCGACGACAAATAACCTTTACAATCATCTCCAGGACAAGGCATAATAAATTTTTTACGCTCATCTTTTTCGGCATCTTCACCATTTCTAATACGGTAAATTCGCATCTGTTTTTCGCCAATTTTATTTCGGATTGTATTAATCATTTTTCGCATTTCATCGAATTCTTTCATCATAACAGTTAACTCTTTTTGTTCTTCTTCTATAAGTTTGGTTCTCTCAACTAAAACCATTAATTCAGAAGTTCTGCTAATTTCTCGTTCAACCAATAACTTTTTGCGATGTTTTTTATAATCATTATCAATATAACTTCTATTTAAACTTTCAACAAGAAATTTATTTGTCCATTGATTTTTACAATTCATACAATGTGGATCATTAGTTGTACCAAGCAAATATGTTCTTATACATATTTTGCACGCTTCATAACCACAACCGGCAAATTCGCACGTCACCTTAGCGTGAGTTGACCTATTGAATTTTTCACAACATACTCCGCAAATCATTATAAATAGTTAAAATATTTATAATAATTAAAAATATAATAAAAAAAGATTTCAATTTTATAGCATTAAAAAATTAAAAATAAAACTATAAAAACTATAAAAACAATAAACTAACAAAAACGGTCTTAATATTCAAAATTATAAACACCAATATTTTTTTGTAATTGAAACACATTCTTATGAAGCACTAACAATTCAGCATTAGTATATAAATAAGGTTCCTCACTATGATGATAATAATAAAGACAGTCTTCAATATCCTTTTTTACAATATTACTAATAATATATAAACTACAATTACAATGTATATTACTAATTGTAATATATTTTGTATATAATTTGTATAAATGTGCAATATCTAAAACATGTTCATTAAATTGTGCTTTATTCATTGTTAAAATAGAACTCCTATAATTTCCTAAAAATACACTAACAAAATTAGTACCAATATTTTTAGGAAATCCAAAAATAGGAAATCCAAAAATAGGAAATCCAAAAATCGTAGCAAACCTTTTACAGAGTATATTTTGTATTCTATTATTTCTCCTAGCATTATACAACGACTCACGCATATAAAACACTATTCTCCTTTGAATATCACAAGGCAAGTTAGCAAGCAACCTAACATATTTGCGACAATGATACCCTTTATATGCTTTTTGAATAGTTAAAACATATTTCAAATATGCGTTAGCATGAATAGCACAACACCTAATTTTATTACAAACAAAACTAAATGCTTTTTTGCATCTATAACCTTTATGCGTAATACAAGCACATCTATATTTGATTGACACCATTTAAACTCTTTAAAACTTTAAAACTTGAACTTTATTGTTTATATTCTCTCATAACAACAAAAAATTATAAATCAATTTTTTTTTACAATATTTAAATTGCTGTTTTCTGTAATATATCTAATAACCCTTTTTCCCATTTCTCTATAATTTCATATACTTTTTTTGATTGTTCAGGATAATTTTGTAATGGGTAAAATGGTGATAATATATTATGTTTTTCTTTTAATAATAACTCTAATAAAATACCTTTATGAATTGGATTATTATATTGAAAATATATCATAAAATAAAATTCTAATTCCATACTAAATCCAAAATTAAATAAAATATTTTGAACTTTATATAGTTCCCTTTGTTCTAAGTTTTTATTGTTTAACAATTTATTTATTATTGTTTGCGTAGGTATATTCTGTAAACTTTCTACATAAACTTCTTTTACTTCAATCCCATTTAATATTTCTTTGTATTCTTTTTTAGCAAATGCTTTTTCTGCTTTGTTTGACAAAGTATTGAATTCTTCTAACTTTGTTTCATCTTTACATTTATTCGCAAGTATTTGTATTTGATTATATTGAGTAGTTTTAACATAAATGTCTATAGAATAACTAATTTTATCATGCTCAATAGTAGTAAAATCTTCATAACAAGGATATCCTAATATTTTACCCATTTCTTTTGATGAAATAGTTTTGTTACCATTATAGTCAATTTTAGAAATGATTACACCTTGATATTTTTCATAATCAGTACTCAAGATTAAATTCGGAAAATATTTTATAATTCCTTCTATAATATCTTTAGTTTTTGGACATTTATGGGTTACCTCTTTATAATCTACTGGTTGGACTAGCATAGCTGGTCTTACATTTTCATTTACTAAAATACAATTCAAAATAATATCAATTGGTAAATTTTTTTTTTCATTAACATACATCTAATATATCTAATATAATAAGACATTTTGTTATACTTAAATAAAATTGAATTATTATATTTAGCCATTATAATAATGATAAAAACACGAAAAGTTAAAAGACACCCTCGCCGTTCATATAGAAGACATATGAATTCAATGAATGGTGGCGTAAAAAACACTACACTCAAGGCAGAAAAAGAAGCAGAAAAAGAAGCATTAAAAGCACAAAAAAAAGCAGAAAAAGAAGCATTCAAAGCACGAAAAAAGGCAGATAAAGAAGAAGAAAAAAAGACGGATAAAGAAATGTTAACAAAAGCAGAACTAGCCAAGTTAAATGCGGCAAGAAAAGAAGCAGCAATACGTATTAAAGCAGAAAAAATCCGAGTGAAGGCACAAGATGCACAATGGAAACTAGAAGAAATCGAAAATAAAGCACGCCGGAAGAAAGAAACCGAGGAGTTCAAGTATAATAATTTAGCAAAGCGCGAATTTCAAAAAGATCCACTACTTAAAAAGAAAGCAAAACAAGAAGCAGAAAAAGACCCAGATTATTTATGGGAAGGACTTGAAGAAAGAAAAAAAATGGTGCAATATTATCTTGACGGTTTCTGGATTATGTTAGGAGAAGAAAAGCGTGATGCGTTGGTGGCACAAGCTAAAGAGAAAGCAGAAGCCAAAAAAACTAAATAGCAATTTCTCTCTATTACTAAAAAAAAACAAAAAAAATTTTTTTACTTTTTTTATTTTTTTGAAAAATCTAATAAAGCCTTCGTGCGTATGCATCCAAACCCAATAGACTATGGTGAGTAATTAACTTACTATAACAAAGATTTTTGCAATAATCAGCAGACCTCATAGTAACTAGTGGCGAAACTCTAAACTCCGCAAAGTTTTTAATAGTCCGTGTTCTTAATTGGATTGCCTTAATAGTGCATTTAACTTTTTTAGCACTATCAAGGTAAAATAACGATAAATAGAAATTGTATTTTTGACATAACTTAAACCATAGCTCAATACACATTTTTAAATAAGTATAATTAACATTATTCTTTTTTAAACTATCACTAAATGCCAATCTATTATAGTAATACATTAAAATCTGTGAAATATTATTTAACACACAATGCAAAGTATTTCTTGAATAATTGGCCCGACTATAATGCGATTTATACATAATAATTAAATTATTATATAATTTAGTAATAACTTCATCTTTAAGATAATGCGCAACATAATTAGCATTGTTCCTTATTGAATATATTGAAGTTATAGAAATATAATGAACTTTATAATTTGCCAAATATACAAACGCAGCATTAGACTGCTTAGATGTTTTAAAGTAGGCACCAATCGCATTTGCCGCATTCACTTTCATAAACCCATAAATAAGTTCCACAATCTCATTGGGCAGAGGTAGCACTTCCAATAAAAACGTATACATCATTAAGCGGAACAAACTTCTTTAACAATCTTAATAATAAAAAATAAAAAATAAAAATAAACAAATCAATTTTTTTTCAACTTAAAGAGAGATTATAAGCAAACTTAACAAACCTAAATAAAATCATAACGTACAATACTCTGTAAATCAATTTTTAAATGTTTATATAACCGATTTTTAATCATAAATGCTGGATTCTTTTTTTCATAATTACCACCAATTACTTTTTTCATATTTTGAATATAAATCTCTCCAAAAATCTCTGTATCAATAGTTTTTTCAGCAATCTTTTTCCATTCTACAAATTTCGTCAAAATTTTCTTATCAAAAGATTTTATAAACTTTCGCAAATAAACATCATCCATAATTAACCATAACTCTCCATCAAATATATATAAAATATTTTCCTTTGTATTAAAACATTTAATAGGTAACAATGATCCCTTAACATTTAATTTATCTATATAATCGCAAATAATATTAAAAATTCCATCAACATAATCATATTTAAATATTTTCTGCAATTCGTCTTCACCAATTGCTAATTCATCCATAAATTTTGTAATATTATTTCCTCCATTGCTCATATTCATATAATCATGCTTAAAATTTTCATTTAAATAATCTAATATGTTAATCTTATTTTTAGTAATAGCAACATATTTTTTTAATTCAGTATATTCACTTTCCAACTTTTCATATTTATTATATAGCATTATTACCATAGCAAATAAATTATGTATATTTAAATCCTTTTTTAGTAAGTCAATATTAATAGCACTGCTATTAGCATTATTAGCAGACCCACTATTAACAGAGTCATTAGCAGTAGACTCTGTGTTAACATGTTCACAACTACTATTAGTAAAGTTAATAGTATTTACAGATTTATTATTTCCACAATCACTAGCAAATCTACATAACTTACATTTTACTAAATGAGTATTATAAGATGATTTACGAACATAAGTTTTATTACAATAAGCACATATAAATTTATTTTCAATTCTTTGTTTAGTAGTCATTATTTCATTAATTACTTTTATAATGCTATAAAAAAATAATAATATTTCAATTTTATCAAGAATCAAATAAAGGACAATAAAGAGCAAATATAATAAAATATAAAATATAATATTAATTTATATCAATATGCCTATACTAGATACCACATTTTATAATAACAATACCAAATTAAAAACAACTATACAAGGCAAGTCTTTCTTATATAATAATCATATACTTACTTGCGATATAAGTGATACATTACAAAATAAAATATACTTAAATTCTAAAGCCTCATTTTTAATACATCCTTTTTCACAAGTTTCAAATTGTGATACTCAATTTGAAAATAGTAATTCTAATTTTAAGTATAAAAAACCAGTTGCTTGTCCAATAGGAGGTACCACATCTCATAATACAATTCAAATCCAAAAAGAAATACAAAACCAATTACATACTTCATCGTCGAATTATACACAAGTAATAAGTTCATTAAATATATCGCAAGATATAAATAATAGTACTAATAAAAAACCATGGCATAACGCAAGCGATAGAGCACAAGCACATGGTGAAGTTTCTATAAATGTTAAAACATCTCACAAAGAAAATAAAGGGGTAGATATTAAACATAATTCATATTCAAGATATTTAGCAAGAAAAAAATCAGGCACATTAAAAACACAAAATACAGAAACCATTCAATCGTTGCCGATTAGAGGAAATAAAACAAAATATTATTCGCTAACTACTCAAAATAATAATTGTCTTGCTAATTGTTAATAATCAATATATTTAATTAATCAACTATTGAATAAAAATAAAAATAAAAATAAAATATTAAATAATAATAATAAGATTAATATGCCATTAATGAAAATGAATTTGGTTACACAAAGTCAATTAGTATATAATCAAATACAACAAACACAACAAATGCAACAACAAACACAACCGTTATTAAGACTGGGATCAGCATCAAATAGAAATATGTTACCATTATTAATTAGTGGAAATAAATCATGTAAAACCTGCGGAGGAAAATAAAATAAAATAAAATAAAATAAAATAAAATAAAATAAAATAAAATAAAATTGATATAATTTTATTATATAAAAATAATTCATAAAGTATTATACATAATGGATTCAACTAGCAAATTCAACTTAAACCTTGATTTAACGGAAAGTAGCGAAACCGCTAGTTCCAGAGTTTCACAAATGCAGTCAATCCAAAATGAAGGTTTAGAATTATTCAAAAGAAAAAATCAAGACTATGGAGATGCCTTTGCAAAATATGGTGTAGTTGGTGTATTAGTTCGAATGGGAGACAAAATCGCACGCGCTCAATCCATTTCAACAAAAAGCGTAAGTTTAGTAGACACCGAATCACTAAGAGATACTTTAATTGATTTACATAATTATTCTGCAATGGCAATTATGCTTTTAGATGAAGATGATCTAAAAAAAATGGCACAGCAACTAGACATCTTAAAGCAGTACGAATTCGTCGACCAAGACCAAGACACAGCACCAAGACATCCTAATCCGCCACCACCAACACCAAGACAAGCAACCAGACCAAAATGGTAATATACAATCTTAAATATACAATCCACAATAATAACATATTTTTGCTTTTAAATAATAAAACCAAACTTGTAAAAACCAAAAATCTTTTATCATAAATGTATCAACTTCTCTGTATCCTCTTTTTTCATAATATTCTTTCACACCTTCGCCACTAATTACAACAATTCCATAAAGTCCATTTTCCATAGTTTTACGCTCAGCATATTTTAATAATCCTTTACCGATTCCAGTATGCTGACAACCATTCTTGGCAAAACTATTTACAGCAGTAGTATCACCATAAATATGCAATTCACGAATAAGTCCGCGATTCTTGAGAATATCAAAAATAGTCATATTTTTATTTTGACTAACAATACGCAGTCTAATAAAACCAAACAACGCTTTGCAGTCATAACTTTCATAAGCAATAAAATAATCGTCTCCCTCATTTCCTCTATAATAATAACTATTATAATTAGCCAATTTATTATAATATTTACTATGACGCCCAATTTCGCGAGCACGTATATCATTAGAATATACGCCTTCACCTTCTAACATATTATCAATTATTTGTCGCATATTACCAATATTGTTTCCACCTTCAACATAAACAGAACATGGAATATCACGAATAACTCTAGGTAAACGAACCCAATTAGGGCAAGTCTCCATTGAATAACGCACAACATCAATTAATAATTTTGGATCAATATCAAAATACGGAACATATTTTCCCTCACTATGCCATTTTTTAATTACCGTCCAGGGGACAGTCTGGCAAGGATAAACCTTCATTTGATCGGGACAAACAACAGAATAAACATAGTCAAACATTGCTTTATCAATAGCAACACTAGCACCAGGCAAATCAGGCATAATATGAATATCTATTTTAAAACAATTATCTTTTAAATAGCGCATTGCCGTTAATAATTGCTCTATACTATGACCACGATTAATTTTTTTTAATATAGCATTATCAACATGTTGGGCACCTAATTGCACTCGCGTAACTCCCCATTGTCTAAAACGCATTAACCAACCATCATCTAAAGCGTCAGGTCGCGTTTCAATGCAAATACCAATAATATGAACTTTCGCAGTTTTATTTATTTTAATTTCTTCTTCAATTGTTAATGGACTACGAACATTTTTGAGATTCTCTAAATCTAGTTTATTATTTAAACAATTATCATAATTTACATAGCTATTACGCAAATCAAAATAAATATTTGCAATATAAAATAAATCACGATGAAAACGCCGCAAATAATCAATAGGATATTCTGTATATGTTCCACCTTCAATAATAATTTCTAACTTATCAATAACATGACCATTATTAAAATATGTATCCAAGCGACTTAACATTTGACCAATTGCTTGAAATTTATGTTGATTTGCTCGCAAAACTGCAGGTTCATAATATAAATAACTTCGTGGTTGCGCTTGCCAATTATTACCTTCATGTGCTGGTTCATTTGGGCAATAATAACAATTATGCTTGCAACTAAATTTTTGTCCATCTGGAAATGGGGCAGTTATAACTGTAATACTAGTAATACCAGAAATATTGCGCATAGGTTTTTTACGCAAAAGCAGTTTCAAAACCGGCAAATAAGAATTCACAGTAACATCAAAATCATTAATATTATAAACATTATTAAGAACATTTAATAAAATAGATTTTCTAATACCTGTAATTTTAGAAATACGAACTTGCTTATTAAATTCTATTTCAAATTTTTTATTTAATTCATTATTATCAGCACTATTTAAAATATGAGAATTTTCACTAATCCATAATAATAACTTATCAAATATTTTTTTACAACCATCTACATTCCATTGAGAAATATCAATGTTATTATAATTTTCAGCACCACTATTATTCTTAGCACTAATAAAATCTTCTATTTGCGTATTCATTATATATTTAATTATTATATATATGCTGTTGTTAGACTGCTAATACTTGTTAAATTTATTTCAATTTTTACCAAAAATATTTTAGTGATTAATAGTTATGCAGTTAATCAAGAAAAAGCACCAATTATAATCCATAAATACAATAAATACAATAAATACAATAAATACAATAAATACAATAAATACAATAAATACAATAAATTATTAATTATATATTAATAATAATTTATTATACTATTATAAATTTATAACTAATGAATAATATTAATTTAGATATAAATACTTATAACATTGAAGAACTTGAAAATTTATTAAAACTACAAAAAAATTACAACAGTGAAAATATTTATAATGCTAAAGAAAGTATAGCAAATAGTATAAGTAAAAGCAATATTAGTGAATCAAAAAAAACAGAAGTATTCATTTTTCTTGATAATATAAAAAATAAATTAATTACTAATTTAGAAATAGGAACAAATAACAAAAGCATTACACAATATAATGGAAACCATTATATATTAAACAATAATGAATCTATATTAGGAAAATATAAACAAACAAATAAATCAACACTAAAAAAAATCTATACAATAGATAGTATTTTTAGACACAACTATGAGTTACCAGACAATCAAAGTCATAATTATACTATACAATTACCAGAAACAGTTTCAAGAGCAATCTCTATGTCTATTGGTTCTATAGAAATACCACTTACATACCATAATATTTCAAGTTATTATAATAATAATGTTTTTACTATTGAAATGTTAGACCCTGATAATAATAAAATAGATTCTGCAACACTAGAATTAGGTCCAGGTTTATATGAAGCGAACTCGATTCCAAATATTGAACGAGTCATTGGATTTAATATTGTAAACGAAATCAATAATAAAATAAAAGATTTATCTCTTACTGAAAGTATGAGTGCTAATTATAATCCAAGTTTAGCTTTTCTAAATATTTCAACTAATCTAAGTTTTGCAATTGAACCAAAATCAGGTTATGGTTTTTTTAGATATGATAATTCAGATAATTATTTAGGTTCATTTAAAATAAGAATAAATTTTAATGTAAATAGTATAAATACTAATGCAAGTAATTGCTATTCAAATAATTTATATCAAAAATTAGGATGGCAACTAGGATTTAGAAGCAACTCAATAACATTAACATCAACTAATTTAGTTAGTATTTCATCGGCTATAGCTTATATAAACTATCCACGCTATATTTATATAGCGCTAGACGATTTTCAATCCAGTTCTCAAAATCATTTTGCTATTGCTTCCGATTCAATAGTTGCTCCTAATATTATAACACGTATTAATATATTATCATTATTGGAAGAAAAAACAAGATTCAAACAAGGCGCATATGCTGGAGATATTTATTATAATCAAAAACATATTAGGGAATATTTTGGCCCCACAGATATAAATAAATTAAAAATTCAATTATTAGATGAATACGGTAGACAATTTAGTTTAAACAATATGGACTGGAGTTTTATTATGACTTTTGAATGTTTATATAATTAAATAATTTCATCTGCAAAACCCAACTTCTTATATTTTTTACAATCCCAAACAATAAGCGTATTTTTTTGTAAATAAATATCTAATTTTTCACGTGTTAGATGAGAGTCAATAATATTACATAAAATATCATAAAAGACAATATTAAAATCCATTATTTCTGTGTTAATACATTGATTAAAATAATTCCAATAATAATCACCTTTTGTACTAATTATAAATTTAGACATATATACTTTCGCATTCTTATTTATAATTCTGTAATTACATAATGATGCCAAAATAAATCCACTATCATAACATTCTTTATCAATAATAGATACAATTTCATGAGCACATGATTTCTTAAAATTAATAAAAGTTGAAAGTTCTGTAAAAATACCACCTTTACAATTAATGTGTAAATAAATTTTAAAATCACCAAATAAATGTTTATTGGTTACAATAATATTGATAAAATTAATCAAAGCACATATGCTTTCTTTATTGATAAGAGCATCAAAACATATATGATTATCCATAATCACTATTTTATCACAGTTCAAAGAATTATTATAACTATCATATAATTTGTATTTATTGGTCATTATTGGTATATAAATATTAATAAAATCAGTATTTTTTCGCTTGTAATTGTTCATTACTTATTAATTACTTATAAAAATACCTATTATTAATACTTATAATATCAATTTTAGAATTTATTAATATTAATATTAATAATAATATTATTATTATTATTAAAATTAATAAATTTTTTGTAATACATAAAAAAAATTGATTTCATTTTTTATAAAATATTATTTAAAGATATTACACGTTATATAGTAACTAATCGAAGCAAATGTCAGTTCTTTCGCTCTATATTCCAATTATTGGCAACACAAGCGAGGAATATATTATTAAGATGTTCAAGACGCATAATATTGGAAAAGTGATGCGTGTTGACTTCGTTTTCAACAAAATTAAAAATCGTCGCGAAGCCTTCGTCCATTTTGACGAATGGTTTACTAGTACTGAGTCTAAGCAACTTCAAAACGACATTTTGGATCCTAATACAAAAACACAGTTTAAGTATCATGGAGTAAAGTTTTGGCCGCTCCTGGTAAATAGGAATGCTCATAAGCGAGTAGACAATCCTGACTACAAGATTCTTAATAAAGCAGAAGTTAAGAACGTTTTCAAAACAGCATTAATTATTCCATTTGCTGCGACTAACAAGATGATGACAACAAACCATTTTAAGTGTATCAAAGCAACTTAAAAAGCAAAGCAACTTAAAAAGCAAAGCAACTTAAAAAGCAAAGCAACTTAAAAAGCAAAGCAACTTAAAAAGCAAAGCAAGACAAAAATAAAATTTTTTTTCTTTTTTCTTTTTTCTTTTTTTATATAAAAAAATTGAAATTAATTTTTATAATTATTGAAGATGTATCAAGTAATTAATTACTATGGGAGCAGGCGTTTTACCTGTTGCATTATATAAAGGAACACTATTTCTCTTATTAGGACAAGAACGAAATAATAATTTATGGTGTGATTTTGGCGGAAGTCCACATAAAGGCGAAAAACCATTTAAAACAGCAATTAGAGAAGGCAGTGAAGAATTAAATGGATTTTTAGGAGATGAAAATGATTTTGAAACAACTGTAACTCACAATATGATATTATCAATTACTTTTGATAGATATACAAGTTATATTTTTAGAACAAATTATGATAAGAAATTACCAATGTATTTTACAAATGTAAATAACTTTGCAGAATTCCACTTAAAAGACAAGATTGATACAAAATATAATGGACTATTTGAGAAAAAACAAATTCAATGGTTTCCATTATCAAAATTCAAAGAAGACAAATCACGCGCAATATTTAGACAGCATTATAAACCATTATTAGATTCGGTGTTAAAAAACGAACAATTTATTATTAAGTATATTGAAACAATGAATCCAAATCAATAAATCAATGAATCAATAAATCAAAAAGTTTTACATCTTTTTTTATGATTTATAATAATAATTAGTATATATTATTATTATTATATTTATGTCAATTTCAAAAGAAGATAGAAATAATTATGGTATAGTTTATACACCAAATTCTTTAGTTGACAAAATATTAGATTTAATACCATTAGAATATTATAAAAATCCGGCATTAAAATGGTTAGATATTGGCGCAGGAAATGGAGCATTTTCTTTAAATCTTTTTAATCGCCTAATGAATAATTTATCCACAGCACTACCAAATAATGAAGCACGAAAAGCACACATATTAGAAAATATGATCTACATGTGTGAAATATATATTCCACATATTAATAAATTAGAAACTCTTTTCTCTCACAAAACAAATATTATAAAATCAGATTTCCTTTCATTAAATGCTAATGAAGTCTTAAATAATAACAAACTATTCAATATTATAATAGGCAATCCACCATATAACATTAATGGAGCATTAAAAACTCCAACAAATAATTCTTTTAAAAAAACCGAGGATGGAAAACAAGTATATGTTGAATTCGTTAAAAAAAGTTTAGTATTACTGGAAAAAAATGGACTATTAGCATTAATAATTCCGGCATTATGGATGAAACCAGATAAAGCAGGATTATATAATATTTTAGTAAATAATAATTTTACAATAAATCATTTACATTGTCTCTCAACAACTGAAACACAAAAAGAATTTTTGTATAAAGCACAAACCCCTACCTGTTTTTTTTGTGGAACCTATGGAAAAGTCCCCCCAAAGAAATCTATCCCAATTTACGATAAAATTTATAACTCTTATATTGATTATATTTTATTACCAAATTATCCAATTCCAACACACGGAATTAATATTATAAATAAACTTTTATATTATGTTGAGCAAGTTGGTTATTTAAAAGTATATAAATCAAATAGCCCGCCAAAAAAATCTATATTTGGAAAACCATTCACAAATATAATAGACATAAATACAATAATAAAAGACGAAATATTTAATATATTAAATATTAAAACTACAAATCTCTCAAAAAAATCACCAATATTAATAAAAAATTGCTCAAATATTTTGCAACATTATGCAAATATGCCAAAATTAATATTAGCCCATAAAATGCACGGATTTCCATACTTAGATAGTTTAGGAATATATGGTATATCTTCACGAGATAATTATATTTTAACTATAAATGATTATTCATTGGAAAACTTAAAGCAAATACAGGCATTTCTCTCAACAAAATTTGCTTTATTTATTTTTTCAACAACTAATTATAGAATGCGTTATTTAGAAAAGTACGCTTTTTTATTTCTACCAAATATTACTAAAATAAAAACTTTTCCTTGCTTATTAAATTTAAATCAAATACAACGAGATAAATTAATAATTAACTTTTTTAATTTATCTAAATTAGAAGAAATATGTATTAATAATTCTGTACTTAATTACAATCATTTTATTGATTATCTATAGAAGTTTCAGTTTTATCATTATTTTTTATTTTTACGAGTGCTTACAAATGGCTTTTTTATTCTCGATGTTCTTACTCTGCCGCCTAAAACTGCTCGTATTCTCTGGATCCGCTCCGCGACATCAGGGTCAATGTCTTCTTCTGTGGCAGCATCCTCATACTCTAATGCTTCAATAAATTTGCCGATTTGAGTTTTATATATATATTTTTCAGGAAACTTTTTTAATTTTGCTTCAAATTCATTAATAAAATTCGAACCATTATCTTGGTCAAATAACTTTATACTTTTAAAATTGTCGTCATGGAGACTTTTAGGTAATAGTATGTTAAAGAGATTTTTTATATTTGTAATTGAGTCGGATGTTTGAAGAGCATTACTTATAGCAAAATGTATTAAAGCAGTGTAATAATTAACACCAGAATATTTAACATAATCACATTCATTGCTATTTAAATCGAATATATTTTCATAAGAAAAAATATTATGATGAGGAGGTGCAGCATCATCACTAGGAGCATCAACAATGAGAGGAGGTGGAGGTGGAGGAGGAACAGGAATAACATTAGCTTCTATAGCAGCAGCAACAGGAGGAGCAGCATCAAGAGCATCAGGAGGAGCATCAGCAAGAAGAGCATCAGCATCAGCTACTGGAAGAGCATCAGCATCATCATCATTATCGCGAAGATCAACAACAAGAGGAGGAGGAGGAGGAGGAACAGGAATAATATCATCTATACTAGGAGCAGCAAGAGGAGCAGCAGCAGCAGCAGCAGCAGCAGCAGCAGCAGCAGCAGCAGCAGGAGCAGCAAGAGGAGCAGCAGCAGCAGGAGCAGCAAGAGGAGCAGCAGCAGCAGCAGCAGCATCAGGAGCAGCATCACCAAGAGGACGAGAAGGAGGAACACGACGACCGTGAAAAAACAGAGGAGCAGCAACAGCAGCAGGAGCAGAAGCAGGAGCAGGAGCAGAAGGATTAATTCTAGCCCTTCTTTTTACGCCACCACCTACTAATGCTTCATTATTATTTATATTCGTATTAATTGTATTAACTACTTCTTCAATAGTCTCATAATTATTTTTACTAAATTTATCTATATCTGCTCTCATTATATCTAAAAATGTTTCGAACTGAAAAAGAAATTCCTCCAATACTGCTACTGGATAGTAGATATTTGTATAAAACATTACTATCATTTCATATTGTAATTTTGTATTCTCTGCTATAGTATTACTAGAAGTGTATTCTAGAATGACTTTATCCATAATAATCTTTTGTTCTAGGAAAGACATTTTATAATCTGATATGCGTATATCTAAATAACTATTTATTGACATGCCCAATGCAGGAGTATGAGGAACTGAATCCGATTTGTTGATTTTAAACATTTGTATAATTTTTATGAAAACATTCATTAATATATAATCAATTATAAATGGATAAGTTGTTTCCAATGCATCAGTAATATAACTTCGCAAATTATGTATAGCTTTAGCTACATCTTTATCTGTATCAATACTACTTATTGCTTTATTAAAATCATCTCGAAATCTGGTTTCAAATGCTTGCTTTACTTCTTGATTTGTAGGTAGTTCATCCATATTGGATAATTATGATTATATAATATATATATATTTCTATATTTCTATATTTCTATATTTCTATATTTCTATATTTCTATATTTCTATATTTCTATATTTATAGAAATATAGTTCACAATTATTTATTATTAAAAATAGAGATTTTAAATAATGACTAAATTGGTTTCTTATGCATAGTAGAAGTCTTCTAAACTATAAATATTAGTAATAAAAATACAATATATTTATATATTACAATTCGATATATTCTAATTTTTCTAGAACAATTTCTAAAATCAATGAATTTGCCCAATTAATATAAGATATATCTATATATTTACTATAATTTATAATAGCATTCTTTATATATATAATATTTCCACTAGCAATAGATTTATCTATTTCATATAAGAATAAGTCAATATATTCATCATTATTGGCAATTTTCATTATTAAAATCAAATATAATTATTAAGTAATATCAATTTTTATATAATAATATTACCATTAAAATCGATAAAAATTGAAATAATTCAAATAATATTAATTATTTGAAGTAATACCATGTTATTGACTAGTTTATTAAAACAAACAAATTTATCAAATAATCAAATTTTTAATAATTTCAAAAAAACTTTATGTAATAAAGTAAATAATATGCGCAAAAATGATTTTGAAAATGAATATATTAATATGTATATTAATAAAAAACAATTAAGAATTGCTACTGCAACTTGTTGTAAATATTGCAAAGGAACCGGATGGATTATTTGGAGAACAAATAATAATTTGTGTGATTTAAAAACAAACAAATTATTAAAACCACTATTTTCATATTCACTGTGTTTTAAATGTAATAATTTTTAAATATCAAAATTATTATTTGTATTCGATGAATCTTCAATCAATGAATTAAAATGACTATTATTATAGTTGATTTTTCCAATAAAAAATGTATTATTTATATATTTTTTATTTAAAAAATCTTTAACATTATGAAAAACATCATACTTTTTACATATGCTTATATAAAATAAGTTTATATTATAAACACTGCTATAATACTTTTTCTCATTAAAACACTCATCATCGTCATTATTATAATTAGAAAACAAATATTTATTAAAATATTTATTTAATAACATAATACTAACAAATAGATCCAATAAATTATTCTTCAATTTGTATTCATAACTATGACAAAAATTATAACAAGCAAACAGATTACTTTCTGTATATGGATAACAACGTTCATTATATTTTACAAATGTAGCAATAAAATTGTCTCTATAATTTAAAAATTCTAATGAGGTAGTGTCTTTAATTTTTAAATTTTCTATATGCTCAAATAATATTTTACCAATTTCACAAGTATTATTTACATCCAAGTAATAAATTAAATTTTTAATATGTTCATTTAAATTATTATCTATAATATAACCAAAATCATATATAATTATTTTATAAATAAATGAATCGTCGACCTCATTACTATCATTTAAATACTTCTTTTTTTCTTTTAAGACTTTCCAGTTAGCATCATGTAAATCACAATGTATATATTTTCCAAACATATAAGTATCTTTAATAAAAATACTAAGAAATGACATCAAAATTTGTTTTTTATAAATGCTAAGATCCATTTTTTCTAAAAACTCGCCCTCAATATATTCCATAATTAAAAAATTTTTACTTTTTATTAATGGTTTAGGTATTACAATAACATCATTACTAATATATTTATTATAAAAATAATCATTATTTCTATATTCATTTGCCATATTAATTTGATTTCTCAAATTATAAAAAAATGAATCATAATTAATAATGGTATCATATTTTTTAAAAAATGTAAAATTAGTAACAAAGAACTTATAAATGTTAATAATATAAATAGGAAATAACATTTGATATTCTATTTCTGGATGAACCACCTTAATAGCAATAGGGTTAATGATATTATAATCATTACTTAAGTTATTACTTAAGTTATTATTTTTAAAATATGCCTTATAAACTTGTGCAATAGAACCAGATTTAATAGAGAAGGTTTCATCTAATATAAATATATCATCAAAAGAATAACCAAATTCTTCAAAAAATTTATTTTTT